TGGCACGAACCCAGCCATCAACATCGGGATTATGATCGCTAGGGCGAGCCGCGTGTCTTGTATCACCGATCCAGCCATCCGATGTGCGGTCACGACTTGGGTATGAGTCATCAAACTGCTCTCGGAGTTGGATAGCAGCTTTACTTAGTCTTGGCTTCATCCGTCACAATTGGTGTGGATTGTTCCGCTTGGCGGCGATCGTATTCTGCTTTTGGCATTGACTCAGCGGTATCGTTTACTTCGTCAATTACAGTCACAATATCAACGCCCCATAAATCTTGGCTTTCAATAATTGTCATAGTTCAGCACTCCATCCGATATAAGCAGTTGTTACGTTGTTAGATCTGAACTGTGTTCCTTGACCAACGGTTAGACTTCCCGCTGTGTTGGCAGTAAAGCATCCAATTTGTGTATTTGTTTGGCTGTCGTAAGTGACCGCTGTGCAACCGATTACAGATCCATTTGCAGCAAGTAAGCAATAATTTGATGCTGTTCCAGTTGTTTCAAGAGCAGCAGGAATTGAACGCATAGTTACTGGAAATTGGAAATTCAAAATTCCTAAATTGGTTTGACTGCAATATCCTGATGTCGCCAAATTAGTGTAAGTACCACCAGCAACCAAACGGTAGTAATACCGCTGGCAAGCGGCTAATTCTCCTTGGATTGTTGCCCCAGCGCGTGAGAATTGCGTGGCTACTGAACCGACTTCTAATTGCACGCCTGTCACTTCATAGTAATCATTAGCCCCAGCAGTACCAGTCGGTGTGTAGGTGAATGGCAAAGTCAATTCTGTGGCAGTTGCTCCAACAGTACCTGTAAATTGAAAACGCTGCCAAGTAGTTGTCAATGTTGCAGTAGTGCTGGCAACTTGAACATCACCTGTCCAAGCTGCTAAATAATTTTGATCTGTCCCAGTACCTGAACGCAAACTCACATTTAGTGCATTGGATGCTGCTGAATAGTTAGCACCCGCACGAGCATAAAAAGAAACTGTTACAGTTTTTCCAGCCAACGGGATCGAGTTAATTGTCTCTATAGGCTGATTAAAAAAATGAATACCTGTTGCAGTATTTCCAGCATTTCTTTGAAATCTTGCACAGTATTGGACAAAAGGTAAGTTTGTTGTGTCACCTGTTGCCTGTCGGCTTAATGTTGCAGCACCCGAAGTATTGGCTGAAGCAATAAATCTGTCTGCGGTGTAAGTGTTGGCTGAAGTTAATGCTATGGAAGTGCCGCGTTGCCAGATGTCAAAGCCGCCGTTAATAATAAAGTTACGACCAGCAGCCATTGAACCTTGATAGCGCAAACCTGTTGAAGTGGAACTATCTGCTACGAGAGTTTCGCCGTTGTTGCCTACTGCTAGGCGATTTACTGTGTCGTTAGCTGTGCCTGCAATCAGATCACCTTTAGCATCCACAACAGTTTTAGCAACCATTGTGCCCATTGTGGTGTCAATCGCATTGCCTAGTGTGCGGATGGCTAACGCGCCATTTTTTACCAGATCCGTGTTATCGGGTTCTGGCCAGCTATAGATCGGTGATGTTGCCATTTAATTAAGTGCTCCTGTCGCGTTATTCCAGATAAGTGTAGCATTTGTGGTTGCCCATGTTATTGTGCTAGGCAAAACTGTGTCCCATTGTGTCGTTGATAGTGAGAACTCTGTAGCGGATATATAAAGGGTCATTTCGACATAACTTGGAGTTGCTCTTAAAGCTACATTCTCCACAAAGCCCTCAAAAGTGCCACCAAGAAGATTGCTTGGCAGATTACTGATAAGCACAGGCTGACCAAAATAAACTCCCACTAGGCTGTCAAGCATTGCCGTGGTCATGTCTGGATTATCTAGACGGAAGGTGATTGCCCCAAGTGAGCCTTTAGGCACACGCCTTAAATTAAGCTCTCTATTGGCAATATCCGTAATGTCTGCAAGGTTCTTAATGTTAGAGTCAAATGAACGCTCAAAGAGGCCGTAGGTGGCTATAGAGTCTGCGTCAGAGGTACTGTAGGTGCTGCCGTATCCTGTGGCGTAGCGATAGATGAGGCTGTTACGGATGCGAGCAGTCTGAGTTGTTGAAGTGATAGATCGTGGCGATGCATACGCGCCATCGAGGAAAGTATAGCCATTTGCTGCGAGAGTGTTAGATCTGTGGTCTGCATCGTCATAATTCACATCACCATTCTTGCCTTCGCTGAGTTGGCCCAATGCGCTACTAGCAATCTGATCTGCAAGGGTCTGAGACTTAGCAGTGGCACTAGCTGCTAAAGCCACCATTGTGTAGAAACCTGAGTCAATGGTGCCTATGTAAGTCTCGGCATCATTCCATGTGACAGTTGCTGGATAGGTATCCCATGTGTCTGTTGGGGTTACTTCTGCCCAAGACAGGTTAAGAGCTGCGCCAAGGATCGCACTTATCTGTGCGCCATCTAAACCTTCTGCAAGTGCTGTGTTATAGACGACCTTTGTCAGTTTAGCCAATGAGCCAATGCCAAGAATTGTGCCAGTAGTAATGTAGCCAGTCTCATCTGGGCTTCTGACTCCCACATTAAAGTCTGATACTTCGCCACCAAATACTGTGACATAAGTGCCACTGCCATTTTTAAGTTCTAAAGTAATTGGCTCAGTAACATTGATCGTAAAGGCGGCATTGGTAGTGTTGATGATCTCTACTTGGCAGTAACCTGCTGTGGCTTGTCGATCAATATCTAAACGACCAGATGCAAAAGAGACAGAGGTAACAGTCGTATAGACATCATCACCTACTGTCACTCGCCACTCTGGAAGCCATGTCATACCGCGATAAGTCCTCTGAGTGTGCCTCGGTAGTTAGCCTCAACCAATACATTTTCAATAGCCTCTGCAATGGCGTTTGGATCACCGATGCCAGTATTGACATTGATTGTGACACCTGCTGGCAATTGATTACCTGTACCGCTTGTACCTAATCCAACTGTCGAAGGCATGGATGGATTAATCGCTGAGACGGATGGAATAGAAGCTCCGACAAAAGGCTTGTAGCCTCCAAGTGCGGCTTGCTGCTGTTGATTAAGGGCATTGAAAGCAGAAGCAGCAGATCCAGCAAAACCATTAAAGTATGATTGCAAAGATGCTAACTGCTCCTTGACTGACATAAAGTTCCAGTTCTTGAACACATCATCCAGAGGCTTAATGCTTTGCAGAGTGCTGACTAACTTCTCTGTGTTCTTCTGTGCCTCATCCAGCATCTTTGTATATTTTTCGATCTGGCTAATGTTCTCATCTTCAATAGCTTGCATTAACTTTAAGCGGATGCGTTCTTCTTCTGAGATCTTGCCCTTGAGAGCTGCTTCAATCTGGATCTTCTGTAGGTCAAATATAGCCTTGGCCTTTGTAAGTTTTAAGTTTTCTTTTGTGGATTTGGTCAAAGTGTTTGTGGCTTTAATCTGAGCTGCTGCTGCCTTTTTAGCAGCGGCATCTGCCTTCTGTGTATCCTGTGAGGACTTGCTTGTTGAGATGTTACCCATGCCCTTGAAGGCAGTAGGGTCTGTAGCAAACAACTCAAACTTAAATATAGATTTAGTAATGGCAATAAACTTGCCTGTTTCGCGTAAGAAGTTAGCAATGGAATCAGAAGCTGCATCTATCTTCTTGATTAAATCATCTGTTGAAGTTGAATTGGATGCAACTGTCAATGCATCGACAAGACCCTTACCGATAGTTTCCTTGGCGTTATTGCCAGCAACGGCTAGTCTGTTTAATGAACCAGCATAAGTGTCAGCAGCTGCTGTTGCTTGACCTGCAAACAATACAGATAAGCGTTGCTGGATTTCCTCAAATGATGATGATGTTAATTCAGCCTTTGACAGTCCTACACCTAAACGACCAAGTGCTTGATTCTGTCCAAGGTATGCCTTTTGTAGACTTTGTGAAACCTGAGTAAGAGACTTACCTGTGCCTGCTGCAATATCTAATGCAAGTCCTAGCAATTCCTGTGACTTTGTTACATCACCGGTGGCACGAAGCAAACGATCCATTGCTGGACGAAGCTCATCATCTAAAACGCCTGTTTGTAATTCTAAGCGTGAGATAAAACCATTAACTGTGCCAATGTTTGAGCCATAAGCAAGGTTGAGGTTTTTAAGAGTTGTACCTAATGCCGTTGCTGCTTTGTCATCTTCTGCAAAAGCCTTAACAGATGCTTTGCCAAATGAAAGAATGGCAGCAGTGCCTAGTGCTAGACCGAAGTTGCGAGCAAGGTTTTTTGTGCCTTTGTTTAACTTTGTAATTGCCGTGTCAGCTTGCTTAAAACCTTTGCCGTCAAGTTTCGAGCCAATGTTAATATCTATAGCCATTAGGCAGCCTTACTAAATGTAGAAGTTTTAGATCTGTCATAAAACTTGCGCTCTGCTTTGTCAATGGCTTTAATCGCTGCGCCATAAGCCTTACCTTGATCTTGTGCCCACGCTTTGAGGATTAAGCGGCCACGACCCTTTAAGCTGCTAGTCAATGGGCCAAGATTTTCAATAAACTTTGTACCTGCATTAGGATTGACAGAACGACTGACCTTTTTAGAAACTCCACCTGCTTTAGGGCCTACCCAAGGTTGGCCTTCTCCATTATTGGCTCGGCCTGCTGTTTCATAGATTGCTCCTGCAACAGACTTATTGTAAATAGTGGCGTTAGAAGTAAAGCCTGATCTAGTAGTTCTGCCCTGCTTAGTAGTAAAGCCAATGCCAGAGCGAATAGTTCTAGCATTGAACATAGGAAACTTAGCTTCTGAAAATGAACGACCAACCCAACCAGACATAGGAGAATCAGAAGGCACAAAACCCTTAGCCTTCTTAGCAATAGGAGCTAAGGCAATTCTAAGTTCATTATTTAATTCTTTGTTAAGATCTGGAGCAAATTGACGAATAGCTTTGCGAGTTTGCTTAACGCCTTCTACTTTTACTCGCATCGTCTGACTCCTTTGCTTCATCTTTGAGACCTTGCACAAGTGCATCAAGCATGGTCTTATCTAGTTCTAACAAGTGCTGTGGCGCGATTCCCAACCTAATGCTTAGCCTGGCAATTAAGTAGGTGAATGGAAGATCGCGCTTTAAGCTAAAGGGTCTGAATCAAGCACCTCGACACTTTTTAGTGTCTCAATGAAATCCATACCAAAAGGCTTAACAGTTTCACCTGACCTGCGAGTGACTTCCCATGCTAACCAATAGACATCCGACTGCTTTTCCTCATCGCGGAAAGCCTTGTGAAAACCCTTTTTAGCGTATTGCTCAAATGCGTACTCCACTGCTGGAGTGATCTCGCCTTCTAGCACGCTTCCATCTGTACGAACTATCTTTAGTTTTGCCATGGTTTGCCCCTTTGTTTAGTTTTTTAGAATGTGCCTGAAGTTGCTACTGCAACTGTTGAGTTAGCAGTAAATGTGATTGACTGTGTGCCAATGTCACCAACAGCACCATTGATGTCCGTTGTGTTATTGACTAGCAATGAAACAGTGTAAAGAGGGTTAGTCGCTGAGACTGCTGTTCCCTTTGTCTGTAGGAATACTGCTGTGACAGTTGTTCCCCATGCAGCTTGTAGTGTTGCTAGAACATTTGTTGCTGCTGTGTCATTTAGAAAATCGATTGTTACTGTTGATGATTCTAAGCCCTTTACGAACTTGTGTGCTGAGTCACCCATTGCAGTTACTTCGAGTTCATCGAATACGCGGTTAATTGTTACTGCCGTTACATGGTCTGAAAGATCAACAGAGTTAATCTTCACGCCCACATTGTTATTTAGAAATACAGCCATGAGATTATTCCTCTTCTTTCTTGGTTACTGGCTTAGGTGTTGATGGTGCAACCTGTCCGATCTTGATCAGAAAGGCCTCGTTCTCTTTTTCCCAATCGGACATAATTAACTCCAACTCGTAAGGATTGATACGGACATCTCACAGCTGAGTAGGTCACCCGATGCAGCGTTGAGAATACTTGGTGCGCTGATTGCGCTTACATTATAGACCAAAGATGATGCTGCAAGCTTAGCGAACACGCCACAGACAGTATCTTCAATGCCGTTAAGGTTTGCCTCATTGTCAAAGAGTGGCACAGTCATAATAATCTTAAAGTTAGCCATTGGGCTGATAGTAATGTGCTGGTTATTGCTAGGTGTTAGGTAAGGATCGTCCGGAGATACGATCACAGAGTTAGCAAGAACTGTGGCAGGCGGAAAAGCAAAGACTTGATATTTAGTGTTATCTACTAGCGCGGTGGCTAAAGTAGTGCGGAGTGTTGTTATCGCTACTGGCGGCATTAGCCCACCATTGAGCGAGGGTTTAGCGCGTGTGCGATCAATCCTCGCACCTTAGCGAGGAGCTGTGCGCTCATTCGGTAAGGGCTTGGCTGGAAATCGACAGCGTTACTGCCTGAAAGGGG